GATTTTTTTCCAAATGGACCCCAGACCCACCCTGGTAGTATATCACATTTTGAAAGGCCTGTCAAGAAAAAACTTATGCGGGGTTACGCGAACTTTTGCGGGGTTGGCGGCGGATTTGGTCGAATTTGAACACCCGCTAGCGCTTTTGAGAGGATTTGGAGGGCACCCGGAGCGGTTTCGCGTCCCGCCCCCCGGAATTGTCGGCGTTAATTTATTAAGTATCGCTTAAAATAGTTCTTGACCGAACCTAATTGGCGCTGTATAATATAGGGTATAGAAAGGAGAAAATCATGACAAAACTACAACTGCAACAGATTAAATTAAACCAATTAGTCGAAAAAGACTTCGGGCGTGTTGCAGTAATATTGGAAGGGCGTGATACCGCTGGCAAAACAGGAACTATCCGTGAGCTAACGCACTATCTTCCGACTAGCAAGTATTCAGTATCGTTCTCAAATATGCCTAGTGCATGGGACATGGAAAACTGGCTAGAGTCATGGGAAATGAAGCTACCTGGCGACAACCAAATCGTCTTATTCGACAGAAGTTGGTATAGCAGAGGAATGGTTCAAAAGCTAAATGGCTGGTGTTCTGATGAACAGTATGAAGACTTCATGGCGTCAGTACTTGACTGGGAAGCGAAACAACCTGTAAAATTCATCAAATTATGGCTAAGCATATCTGAAGAAGAACAGCGAATCCGTATTGGTAATAGACAGGAGTCACCGCTAACAAGTTGGAAGTTCTCACCCAATGATGCACTGGCTTTATCGAAATATGACCAGATGACACTTTTGAAAGAACGCGTACATACCACATTAGGGGAATGGCATAGCATTGATTACAATGACAAGGCGTCAGGTAGACTCGCTCTAATCACAAAAATTGTAGATATTTTGAGCCAAGCGTAAGAAAAATCTTGACTTGGCTTCAAAATCGCAGTATAATATATGTATGAAATTGGAAATGATAAGAGAACTTAATGTAGCGTGGTGGAAATTCAAATGTAAACACCCGCTGGGACGTAAGTGGCAACGCTTATCAGAAGAAGAACGAGTTGTGTTTAAACTGGTAGGCTTCCAAGTAACATTGATGTCAGTTTTAATTATATTGACATTTGCTTAAGAAAGTTCTTGACAAACCAATCCAAACCATAGTATAATATTTATATTATGAAATGGAAAGAATTAAAATTTAAGATTAACGAATTTATATATGGGAGTATATCAATGGCACAAGCTAAAAATTACACAGATGAGATGGTCGCTCAGATGACAAACGACTACACCGCTAACCCAACTAGAGAAACAGTAGATGCGTTAGCAAAGCAGTTCGGCAAAACTACTAGGTCGATAATTGCTAAACTTTCAAGAGAAGGCGTTTATGTTGCTCAACCAAGAACAACTAAAACAGGCGAGCCAGTTGTAAGCAAAGCACAATTTGTTTCAGCTATCGAAGCACACTTCGACATCGCAATGCCAACACTTGTGAAGTCAGGCAAGCAAGACCTTCAAAAACTTGCAGAAGCACTTGGACTAGAAGTAGTAGCTTCCTAATCCAAGCAACGAGTGGGGAACTCGCTTCCCCACAAAGTTGCAAATAAGTCAAACTTTTAGTAGCAAAGCATAAAAAAGTTCTTGACAAAAGGTTAAAAACCAAGTATAATATATCTTATACAAAATTGAAAAAGAATACATTTTTCAACAACGGCGAGGAATGGTAACCATTAGGCAGTAAATCCAAGTTCTCCCGACACAAAGCTCGGTGTTTATGCGGCGTTTTTCAGAGAGAGTGTATAACAGATGTAGAAAAACAGCACACTATGTGGTAGTGCAGATTAAATCGAGGACTGCACGCGTATTAGGGGTGGACATGACAGCCAACTACAATGTCAGCGGTTCCCAATACACTTTTAAGGTTTCGCCCTATGACGCTTGATGGGCATTATAAATGAGGCGTTAGGGATAAACTAGCGAAGTCCCTTCACAAACTTCGGCGCTAGTCGCAGGTCAACAGCGTGAACAATGGCAGTGATTATATCCGTAAATGCACTAGAACATTTCGGGGGTGTGAGAAACCCGCTTGGACAGGAATCCGTGAGGTCGCGTAATTCTGATGTCCTAAGGCAAAGAGGCTCTTGGACGAACCCAACACCTTTGCAAAGGTTGAACAAGATTGGCGGAGATTCAAGATGACAAAGTGCCGTTTCTATCCAAGCTACCAGCTCAACTAACTTAAAGGAGAAACTAACCTCTGAACACGAAATGTTCGCCACTGCAACCGATTCGGTAGACAAGCGAAAAAACGCCTAGACAGACTGAAAGTGCGATTCATGTAGCAAGTAAGTGGGAAATCTTTGGAAAGGTAGCGACGGCTACCCACGATAGAGTAAAGAAGTGAGTATGACGAAAGTAAGACTTTTACGCACGCAAGCCATCATCAACTCACACAGTAGTCGGACGATGCGTTAGGCCACACTGAAAACAAAACACACAGTTTTTTACCCCGCCAAAGCGCGGGGTTATTTTTATCTTCAAAACAATCACATCAAAATTCTATGCCTAGCTTAAAATAGTTCTTGACAAATCTCCCAAAGCCGTGTATAATATATCTATATTAAAAAATAACAAAAGCAAGTAGGAGAACGAAATGGCAAACACAGTATTATATCTAAATCACACAGACAAACAACTCAAAGATATGGCACACCAGCAAGACTTTGAAGGCAGAATGGCGCGTAAAGAAATTAAAAGACGCAAAATGGTTGGTTTTTGTGACGGCACTGCGATTGAATTCGTAGACCCGAAAGCTAAAATTGACGAGCCAGAGAGCAAGGTTGGACAAATCACAATCAATGGAGTAGTTCAGTAGTAGGAAAGCGACCTCTTTCAAGGGGTCGCTTTTTGCGTTTATATGGAATATGCGAACAAACAAAAAGACATACAGTTCTACAGACAACATGCCTTTACACTACTTGGCGTGGCTCACTTTAATTACAATAGTCTTATACGCGGTCGACAAAGTTTTGAGCGAATCGTATTGGAAAGAAAGGAGAAAAGCATGGCGGAAGTCAAAGAAATTATTGAAAAAGTAGAAGAATTAGCAAATGATTCAGTAAAATTAGCGAATTTTGCAGAATTATTAGTAAAAAATAACCCGAAGTTAGCCGAATCGCTAGAATTTATTCTCGGTGTCGAACTTCAAGAATTAGCAAGGAGTAAAGAAAATGCCAATGAAATTTAAGAAATCTCATAAGGAGTACAAAAGAGGCGTTTCAGCTAGTGCACAACCGATGAAGCACTACTACATGAAGAATACGCCCAAGCAAGAACTAATCGACTATGTAAATAGTAGTAATGCGAAACCAAAAATTAGACAGAAGTGCCTAAACGAATTGACTCGCAGAGGAGTAAAATTAGTATGGAACTGATGATTATTGGAATTTGCGCGGGAACTTGTATCATGGCTAGCTTTATATTCGTGCTAAGCACATGGGAAGACTAGTGGCTAAGGTTATTCAGTTTCCGACAGTAAAAGAAGGCGAACAACTCCGTAAGCAAATGACGGAGTTGGAAACCGAAATAAAATTAAGGCTTGATGAATTACAGAACATCAACGAAGAAGTAATACAATTAACAGTCGCATATGAAGAGATGCTGTACCGATTATGCGAGATAACAGGTGTGGAACTGCCAAGCAACATTGATTGGTCAGAGCCACCAGAGGAGTAGTAAAACGATGGCAAATCATGTATATAATAATATCACTATTGAGGGCAACCCAACAGTGCAAAAACGATGGGATTCATTGTTCACTAACTACCACGAAACAGTAGAAAGACCAAGTTATCATGGCGATGGAACTATAAAAGTGAAGGAGTATAAGGAAATCCAAAAACACCCTTTCTTTGAAGTGCCATATGATGAAGATGATTGGTATAGTTGGGGTTGTGAGCATGTTGGTGCTAAATGGGCACACATCGAAGATGCAGACGAACATTACGCTTACATTGTAAGTGCGTGGTCGCCTGTTATTCCTTACCTCGAGTCGCTATATAATTATCTAAGACAAGAGGACGAGGAAGTAGTAATTCGATGCCAATATGAAGATGAATTTAGAAACTTCATAGGCGTATGGCAAAATGGAGATTTTGACGAATACGATGGCGGAGATTTAAACTCAGACTTTGAAGAAAAGTACAAAGTCGACCTATCTGATGAGGACTTCTGTTGGAGCGATGAACACAAAGAAAGTGGGCGTTGCTACGATGAACTCTATGATGATATGGTCTACGATTGGTTTAGTGAGGTAGTAGTATAATGGCGATATATGGTAAATTAAGAGGTATAGTCGCTACTAAAAAGTGCACCTCACAAGGACAGGGAGGTAGAGGTCGCAGAACTAAGATTGCGATGTCTACTATGAATAAATCTAAGAAGCGCTCGCACAAGAAGTATCGCGGGCAGGGGAGATAAACATGGAATCTATGGGAAAAGGAATTAAGTACCAAATCGATACAAGTGGTAAAATGACCATAATTATCGACACGAATGTAGAGTTTGGCAAATCCGCTAGTGGTAAATCTACCATTATTGCCAGTAGCTCTGGAAATCAACCAGTCCAAACACCTAACGGACAGGCGTTTTTAGGACTAAATTTATATAGGAAGTAGAAAAATGAGCAAGATAAATGACTATGCAAAATTTGTGGATACGACTACAAGTGAAGAATCTAAAGAATTTGCGGCATTTACCTCGCGTATCATTAAGTTAGAGTCTCAACACGAAACAATGAGTGTACCACGAGTTCTAACTGCGGCAATCGGTATGCTTGCTGAGAGTGGTGAGTTTACCGAAGTGCTAAAGAAAATGGTATTTCAAGGTAAGCCACTCACAGATGCAGAACGCTTCCACATGAAAAGAGAATTGGGCGACATACTTTGGTATTGGATTCAGGGCTGTGTAGCATTAGGTTATACACCTGACGAAGTAATGGACGAGAATATTAAAAAGCTTGAAGCTAGGTATCCAAATGGCTTTGAGGTAGCACGAAGTGAAAAGCGTGAAGTAGGAGATATATAATGGAGTTGTTAAACGACATATTTTTATTCCCTTATTACACCTTTAACTACATCTTTAGTTTAGCAGTATGGACAGTATTAGTTCTATTTACTTTGAACTGGCTAAATGAAAACAACACAAGCGATTGGTTTCAGTATGAGTTCAATAGAGTTATGGACAGATGTCATGACTTCTTCCTAAAGTTTAAGTTTTGGGGTAAGAAGTGAGTCAATACAGCGAACTAGTAGAACGACAAAGAGTTCTAATCGCTGCTGAAGAGTGGGCATTAACTGTGAAATCGTTACATGCCCACAGTATAAATTCAATGTGGTATGATGATAGACCACAAGATACAGCTGACGGAGAGTCAGTAATGGACATAGAATATAATGGAGGCTGGATAGACAGGCACAAAGATGGAGAAGTTATCCATACCTTCGGACAAAAAATGAGTAGAGAGGAGTTAATAGATGCTTATGGCAGAGTCGAAACAGATAGACGCGAGGTCTAGAGAAGAAAGAATGGCAGATGAGTATTGGAATGCTTGTGAAAAGTATGGAAGTGAAGAAGCTATCCATGTTTGTTCTGAGCTGTGGGGCTATTCTCTATACAGGGTAAAACAAGAAATAGAAAAAATTGAGGAGGCATCATGGCTGTAAACTATACACCCGAAATGGTCGATACAATGAAACAAAGGTATAGTGCTAATCCGACCAGAGAAACAGTAGAAGAATTAGCAACTGAGTTAAATAAGAGTATAAAAAGTGTTATTGGGAAGCTATCTAGAGAAGGAGTTTATCAAAAGACTGAATATTTAACTAAAACTGGAGAAAAGCCAGTAACAAAACGAGAGCTAGTAGAGAAAGTAAGTGAGATTTTAGGAGTAGATTATCAAGCCCTAGCGGGGTTAGAGAAGTCTCCAAAGAGTTCTCTCAAATTACTAGAAGAAACACTCATAATCAATCTAAGACCAGAGGAGTTCAAAAGTGAGAATATGTAAATTACAAGTGAAAGGAGAGTTGACATACGCTGAAGTATTGGGCTTGACCGACACCCCAACGGGTGTGAAAGCACGCTTGAGATTTGCTGATGGCACTCGAGACCTAGTGGCAGTCACAAGTATTCGTATGCTACAAGATAAAGACCTCGAAAAGCTAGGAGTTTCAAGACTAAAACGAAAACTATGGGGAAGCTAAGGGACAATTAAAACAAATTTCTTCCTCTCTCGTATAAATTACCTCACTTTATGTGGGGTTTTTTATTACCAATTTTTTACGAATTGGACGAAGTTGTAGAAATTAGAGGCGAATTTTTAGTAAGATGTTAGAAGTTGTATTTAGATTGGGTTCGTTGCGACTTTATTTGAGTTTCTTTAGTTGATGTGATTAACACAATATACTCCTTGATTCTCTCCAGAATTTTTCAGATTGGAGTATCGCATCTCCCCCGCTGACGCTCCTCCGATGCTCCTACAGAAGATTCTGAGATTAGGAGTGGTGGAGTAAGTGGTGATTTGTTTTGATTAGTATCTTAATTTATGTATATATTTTACCACACTTTTTGAAATTTTGCAAGATGTATTTTTGCCTAGGTAATTGTGGCGTGTTCTGGAATGAGTTTTTGGTACGAAAAAATATTTTATTTTTCAGAGTTGATTGGAGTGTAAAAATGATATTGTATGAGTGCCACCATCGTTCCTTTCAATTAGTATGGTCTTCGCCTTAGTGGTGCAGTCTCCTGAGCGTGTAATTTTTGTTGTCTTTTAACTGCGGCTGCCTTTTTGCGTTTTCGTTTTGCAGTAGGCTTTTCGTAGTATTGACGTTCGCGTACCTCTTTGACGATATTTGCATTATCGCACTTTTTACGAAAAATTCGTAGTGCGCGTTCAAATCTCATGTTTTTACAGTCTACTTTCGGCATTGTCCCTCTTTCTGTCGAAAGTCATTCCTTTCTTTCTCATATTGTGGACTTTTGAGCGAATAGATTGCGCGGAGCGTCCCAATGCTAATTCGATTTGCCGAATAGACACATTGTTATAACTCTTACGCAAAAATGCTATTTCTTTCTCAGTCCAATTTCTCATACATATATTATAACAAAATGAGTAAACAAAGTCAAGAACTATTTTCAACTTGGGTAAATAAAATTCTTGACTTGGCGCAAAAAACGTAGTATAATATATCTATCAATCAAAAAAGTAGGAAAATAATATGATAATTCAAGGCAGTATGCGTTATTCTGCTAGTGGCAGAAAAAAGAAAAATGCACACCTCTATCGCAAGAAGAGGCAAAGTAATAAAATGACCAAAGGGGCTGTAGCTCAGCAGGGAGAGCGTCGCACTTGCACTGCGAAGGTCGCTGGTTCGATTCCAGTCAGCTCCACCAGTAAAGGTGCAGGTCAG